GTGTGTGTGTGTGACGGCTGAGGGTCAAGCCCTTGTGTATGACTGAACGCAATCGGTTGTGTTGGTTCCACGATCAAATCGGTCGCTGCTTTATGGTCACGGGCCGCGATAGTTGACGCTATGTCTGTTTCGTCGTATTTGTCTGACCGTTGGCGACCGAATCCAATGCTTTCTGCAAGAGTTCTGGGAGTGTTTTCCCGCGACGATTCGCCCTTCTTAGGATTCCTTCGGCGGCCTTTGCCGACAGCGAGTATTTCTCCATCCCCGACTCGTTCGATGATTGCAGGATCAAAGACAGAGATGAGGAACACTCGTCTACGCCGTTGGGGGACTCCGAAGAACTGTGCATCCAACACGTTCCACCATTGGCCCAATGCCCCGATGTTTCCCAACGCTTCAAGGACGGCTTGGAAGTCGTCGCCTTTGTTGCTGCTGAGTGCGCCGGGGACGTTCTCCCAGATGGTGATTCGGGGAAAAACTCCTGCTGTTGCATCTCTCATCTCCTTGATGATTCGTACCGCTTCGTAGAACATGGATGATCGGTTGCCGTCTAATCCGGTTCGTTTCCCGGCTACGGATAGGTCTTGGCATGGTGAGCCGAAGGTGAGTACATCGACGGGTGGTAGGTCTGCGCCGTTCACGTCGCATACATCATGCCAGCGTGGGACTTCGGGCCAATGGTGGGCGAGTACCTGTTGGCAATGTTTGTCCCATTCCACTTGGAAGCGAGGCTGGTAGCCAGCTTGGTCGAACGCTAGGTCGAAGCCGCCAACTCCGGTGAAGAGTGAGCCGTGGGTTAGTGTCGGCGTGTTATCCATAGTGTCCATACGATTCCGAGGGTGTAGAGGATGACAGCGGTGGTTACGATCGCGTCAGTCACGGTCTAGTTCTTTGTCAAAGGCGTGCCATGCGGCTAGCCATGCCGGGTTTGTTGGTGGTTGGTTGCCGCGTAGTTCGTCGATCTGTTCTTCGGCTGCACCGACGAGACGGCTGGCGAGGTTGAGGATGCGGGTGATGTCGGCTCGTAGGGCTTCAATCTCGTCAGCGGCTTGGGCGAACATTTCATAGTCACACCCTTTTGCTAGATTGCCGTACTCCCACTCTTGCCGTAGTCGGGTCACGATGTCGTCAACCGTTTTGTCCTTACCGAGATTGACGTTCATATTTACTGAAATCTCGTCACTCATCGCGCTTCCATTTCGTTTGTGATGTTGAACTGAACTGGCCGTCAATGACCATCCCAACGGGGTGGAGGAATGAACCAAGACGCGCAATCTCTGCCCGTAGCCGTTCAATCTCGTCAGCGGCGGCAAGTACTGCTCGCCCGTACACCGACTCATCGGGGAATGTCCCGTAGTACATGAGTTCACGGAGCAGGGTCACAATGTCGTCACTCACGGCTGGTTCTCCGCGAGCATCATCATCAGAAACCGCAAATCAATCTCCGCGTTCTCAATCTCGACACGCAGTAAACGGATGAGTTCTTCGGCCTCATCCATCATCTCAAACAAGGTTGGTTGCTTCGGAAGATTCGATGCGTCTTTGCCGAAAAACATTCTCGGATAGTTCCCCACTAGATTTCCTTTCAGGTTCGCCACGGCGACCAGCCGTCACGGTTACGGTATGCGCTGTACGTCCAAATGTAAAGAGCTGCCCGTAGGTTTGTTTCCGGGTTATAGAGTTCTTCGCAGGTGGTGAGTACGCCTTGATCTTGTAGCCAGCCGTTAGCGGTGTAGCGGGTGGGTTTGCACCAGAAGTGGTTGATTTGGGTGAGGCCGGTTGAACCGCCGTTGGGGTCGCTTCCGTTCAACGCATCGGGTTGGCATCGGGATTCACGGAACATGATCTTGGACAATCGTTCCCATTGTTCGACCGGCCAGCCAACCCGGATGGCGGTGTCATACCATTCGGCACACGGAGTGTCCGGCGGAGTGGTTGGTGGGGTGGTGACTGTCTGCTGATAGTCGGCTCGGAGAGGCACGTATACGGTCGCAGGAGGCTCGCTGACGTGGGCGGTGGTGTCTTGTACCACCCGATCCGTAGCGGGCGGCTGAGCATATGTGTCGATACAGCCTGCGAGAAGCAGGCAAGCAATAAAGCGTTTCATAGTGGCCTTTCGGTCAGTAGCCAGCGGCTTTCAGCAGGGCTACAAGTTGGGCGAGGGACAAGATCGCATACTGCTCAGCGGGATCACCGTAGCCGCGTCGTTTCGCAACCAGAATCCCGATATCGGCAGCAGCGTTCTTACGTTCTTCCTCGGTTTCACTCAACCATTCTGAGATGGCGAGCGTCTTATGGTTCTTACATTCCCATACCAGCGGGCCTGTCCCGGTGATGTCACCCTTATCGAACGTGCCGTGTAACGCACGTCGTTCGGCGTACGGGAAGCCGTGTTCTTTCAGCCAGCCGACGATGGCTGTCTCAAAGCTCGTTCCCTTCTGACGTTGTTTGCTCACGTGGCTCCAAGCGTATTCGACGTAACCGTTGAGTGCGACACGAATGATCTGGTATCGCACTCAACAGTACGTGGGTAGTTATGGTCAGCCCGCATGATGGGCAATACCAGTTTACACGATGAGGGTTAGAACGCTTCTTCGTCATCGAATGTGGAACCGGGAAATGCCTGCTTGACAGCATCGTTAGTGTCGGTGCGTCGATACTTGACAGATACGGCGATCTCGTCTGCGACAAGCTGAACGCTGCGTCCTTTCGTGCCGTCCTTCTTGTCGTAGTCCTCGACTTGGAAGCGTCCGACGACGATCAGCCGGTCACCTTTGCTGATGTGTTCGGCTACTGCTTCGGCCTGCTTGTCGAATACGACTACATCGTACCAAGAGGTTTTCTTCTGTTCGTCTTTGCCGCGTGTGTCTGCGAGTGAGAACTTCAATACGGCAAGTCCTGCGCTGGTGTAACGCAGTCCGTCGGGTTGCCGTCCGACGTTACCCATGACAACTGTGTGGTTCATTGTGATTCTCCTTTGAGTTTCAGGAAGTTGAATGATTTGCGAAGAACGCCCATGTGTTCGCTGGTGAGTGGTTCACGTAGGTTGATGCCAGCGTGGTCGGCTACCGCATCGTGATCCAAGTTGGCGGCGGCACACGCTGACAGGAACTTGTCGAGTTGTTCTTTGCTGATCGGTGTCGCGACAACGGTTTGAGTTTTGGCGACAACTTTGCGGGCCGGTGCGGAGGGTGTGGGTGTGGCACCCAAATCTTCCCATTCGGCTTTCGACCACAAGCTCAGGCTGATTCCGAAACGCATCGCAGCGTTACGCAGAAAGTCCGATGCGAGTTCCTTGTACAAGTCAGGCTTGTTTGCTTGACAGGTGGCGACACCTAGCAGGGTTTTGCCGCAGACGGTGAGGGTTCCCCACATGGTTGCGACACCGTTCGCCACATGAACCTTCGGCATCCCGGTCGTTTCGTCCCACGCGACGGGCGACCATGACCACAACGGATCAACCTCGATGAGGATGCGGGTGATGTCAGCGTGACCTACGAAGTCAAGGGTGATGCCACCCTTCGGTAGTTTGCCGACAATCTTCGGGTCAGGTACTGCATAGTCTTTCAAGACTTTCAGTAGTGCTTCTCTCTGTTCCATTACTTTTCCCCTTTGATACGCAGCACACGGAACGTGCTGATCTTCGTGAACTCATCGTACAAATCAGGATGAGCTTTCTGCAAACCCTTCCCATCGAACGACGACCTTTTCTGCTGCTTCCACGTGACAGCAACCTGCCCGTCAATCAGGCCGGTATCACCGTCACCGATCAACGTAGCGATCTTACCTTTCAAATCATCCTCAATCTCAGCGAGCTGTTTCTTCTGCTCCTGAACATCACGTAACTCGCGCAACAACTGGGCGTGGGCGGTGATGTCCACCTGCTTGTCGGATGCTTCCGGGTACACCAACGCCACATCATCATACGAAGCAGGCCACTCCGGGTTCGGTGTTCCCAAGTTCACCCAGAACAAGAACTCTTGTACCGCTCCGAGATGGGCGTGACGTTCTTCTTCGGTGATCTGCTGCACAAACAACTGCAACTGCAACGTCGAATCAAAGATCGCCCACGTGATTTCGTGGATGTGCGGGCCGACACAAATCGCCTGCTGTACTCCTTGCCACCGCCAATACGGGGGTAGCACACCGTCCCATACACCGTTGAATGTTTTGACTTCAACGATCATTTGCGGGTTGCTGTTCTCGTAACCATGCTCGTCAACAAAGTCAAGTGTGGCGATCATCGGATGGTTGCTGTGATCCAGCCAGTACATATACGACGGTTGAACCAGTCGGACACCGAGCAGGTCGCTGGCCCATTGACCGATAATCGGTTCGAGCCGGTTGCCACGATCCATCGCAGCGGTCGTCTCCGTACGTTCCGGTTCGTCAGCGATCTTCTCTGCGAACAACTGGTGCATCGTTTTGAAACGGTGAACACCATGAACCGCTGCCGCATCCGACGCTGAGATAACCGGACGGCCTTCCGGGTCACGATGACGGATACGTAACCATTCGTCAGACCCATGCTGAGGTTTATAGATAAGGGACATCAAGCTTCCTCTCTCTGTTTGCTTTCCCACGGACGATACTAAGGGGGTGTGGCAGGGTTTGTCAATCCCTAAGTTCTGTATTCCAGTTGATCGGCATATACGTCGATAGGGAGTAGCAGGCCACAATGTTTTCCCACGGAATATGGTTCAGATCGGAGACCACATCCGGGCTGTCAGCGGTGTTCATGACGGTTCCGGCGATGGTGAGATAGCCGTCTTTGCAGTCCGGCACCACCCATCCAACAGTCAACGGCAAACACGGTTCGGGGTCGTAGTCGGAGAGGTACGTCCAGCCGGGTTCTCCGGTGTGCGCATCACGCCATTGGACGATCACCATCGGCCACGTCGAGTCGCTGTCGTCGTACACTTCGGCGTTCGGGTTTCGTGGTGGCCCCGGTTTCTTCGCACGCTTCGCATCGTCGCCATGTTCGCTCGATGAACTCACCACAAACCTCGCACTCTGACCACTTGTTGCTCACACATACAGTCTACCTCGCCAGTAGGCACGCCCAGAGTGAATCGGAATCTGCTCATACCAGAACTCGCCGTCCCCCGGCTGGTAGGTGACCACCGCCAAACCTTGCTGCCAATCTTCGGTTATCGGTAGCGGTCGCCCTTCCAAGTCGAGGCCGCCTTTCGTAGACGGAACGCTCCCATCACATCGCGCCAAAGTGCCGGGGCTAGCAGCCAAGATCGTTTTCGCCCCATCAAAATCTTCGCGTGACCGTTCAGCCCATTCGCGCCGATGGATGTGTCCGTAAACAACCGACGTTTTGCTGTTCGCCAAATACTTGTGAGCTGTACTGCCACCCGACGCAACCTTGTCGCCGTGAATGACACGCAACCGTTCGTTGATCCAATGCGACCCTGCCGGATATCCCGGCTTGTAGTCAATCTGTGCTTCATCCATTCGACAGAGGAACGGTATAGATAGTACGGGTAGAGAGTCCGGTGCAAGACCGCGTTTGATACCGAACGCCGCTTTGAGATTGTCGAGGGTGGCGTTGCTGATTCGTTCTTCATGGTTACCTGCGATCCATGTGATGCGACTGTTAGGTGCGAGGGCGCGTAACCGGAAGCACAGTTCGGTGGCCCGGTCAATAGATGCTTGGGTGGTTTGAGCGAACGCTGGTGAGAGCCGGTATTTGCCGAACTCGGGTGCGTCAAGGTTGTCGCCCACCAACACAATCTGATCGGGCTGTAATGCGACGATGATGCTTTCCGCTATCGAGATTGCCTGCTCATCATGTGTCGGTTCCAACGCACCGTCAGCGGCACGGTAATAGCCGATCTGCATATCAGGCAGAATGACCGCGGTTTCCATGCCCTCGGGTTTCGGTAGCCCCTTGCTGGGACGGCACGTCACCTTCACGGGTGGGCCTTGCCGTACCGGATCGAACTGCGGGCCGGTTTCCCATGCGGGCGAGAACTGCAACCCGATCAGGTCATGCACCTCAGCTTCGCCGTCATCGTTCTTCGTCAAACTTTGATACAACGAAACACGGTTGATCTTGCCAACCTCATCGACACTAATACCCTGCCGATCTAACAGGTCAGCGATCTTGCCGAGCATCACCTTCCGGTCGACCGGCGCAGCAGACAGTTCGTTAGCGAGACTCACAACGACACACCCCCCGCAAATGATCGTTGATGGTTTGCCTGCCGATACGCACCCCGTTCTTGCGAAGCGCACCATGCAACCATGCAATCGTGACACCACCCGAAGTACCCATACGCACGTTGGTTGGTGTCGCCAATATTTCTGTGGTCACACCATCCAACGCTGCACGATCTGATTCATTCAGCTCGTCGCGCATACGCCCAAACGGACATAGTTCAGGTGCGGTCTTTATGACGATGAGATCGTCGGCCAGTCCCATAACTCTCCAATCTAGCAATGATGGCGGCGAGTCTGTCGCCATCTGCTGTCCCACGTGGCATCACCCTCGATAGGTAATGCCTGATTTCAGGGAGTAGTTGAACGAGATCGTCTGGCAATGTCAAGCACCTTCAATAAAAACGCCCTGTATGCAGGGGTTTAGTCGTTGTGGGTGTGCCAATCTATATGAGAATCGATGCGTCCGTCAAGGCGATCAACCTTGTTCTCGATACGGTTCAAGACCCGCTGGTTCTCACCATGTTGTTCGGTGTTGCGACGGTCAAAGCGGGTGAGGAACCACATGACCGGCCCGCCAATCAAAGCGACCACAACTGGCACCCACACCGTTTCCACGGTTATTCGTCGTCGTCCGACTTCTTGCTACCCAACGCGCTACCAGCCGCTAGACCGGTCAACGCACCCGTAATACCGGCAGCCAACGGCGACAGAATCTCAAACATTTTCACGTCAGCTTCGGCCATCTTCTCCGGCTGATACACGAAAATCAGGGAGTACAGGAGGCTTCCTACAATGAATAGGAGTACCCCGGCGAGGGTGAGGATCAGCGCAGCACGGGTGCGTGCGGCGATCTCATCGGCGGTCAACCGCTTACGGTTGCGAGGCTGTTTGGCAGGCTGCGGTTTCGTTGTTTGGGTCATCGCAAGGGTTCCTATATCGATCAGAGCAGGCTGCCAGTAGTGTACCCAAAGATACTGCTACAACCAGCAGAGCTTGGATTCGTACAGACGTTTTCACTTTACAAGTATAGTCTACTTGTCGGGGTCGTCTGACCCGCGGTCGGCTATCCCATCCAGCACAAACAGAATGGTGGAGATAACAGCTAGCCAGATGCCGAGGGTGCGGGTCGTCCCGGACAGGGTGATCAAGACGAGCATCAGTCCGGCTGCCATAACCCCAGCCTGCAAGAAGGTGCGATATTTGTTCATGGGCGTTTCTTTCGAGGGATCGGGCCGGGAAGGGCGGTGGATACGGCGACTGTTGCGGCAACCATTGTACGCCTTTGAGCAACGGTGATCGTTGAACCGGCTGGCACATAGTTGTCATACCCGCCTGCAAACACGTTCACTTCGGATTCGAACTGTTGTTTCTGTTCGTCGGTCGCATTGTTGGGTGGTGCGATAGGGGTGTCAGAAGGGGTCGGTGATGTTGTTGTGGTGGGTGCAGTTGTGACAGTTGGGGTCACAGTCCCACGGGCAGTTGTCGCAACCGCAGTTTCGGTTGGCGCATCGGTCGTTGGTGCAACCGTTGTCAGGGGGCTTGTTGTCGCCGGGAGGGTTGTGGCTAGCAGCGTTGTTGTCGGCGGAACCGTCGTCGTCGGTGGCAAGGTTGTTGAGGTAGTCGATGAGGTCGTCGATGTTGTTGAACTTGATGAACTGGTTGTTTTGGGTGTGGTGTCGGGGGGTGAGGGGATTGTTGTTGGCGGCCATGTTTCCTCCGGTTGGGTGGTGGTGGTTTCGGGTTCGGTGGCAGGCGGGTCTGTCGCAGGCGGGTCTGTTGCTGGCGGGTCGGTTTCGGGAGGGTCGGTAGCCGGAGAGTCGGTGGCTGGGGCTTCGCTAGTGGTGGTGGTTTCCGGCTCCGTAGTTGTGGTCGTAGAGCTGGTCGTCGTCGTAGTCGAGGTAGTGGTGGTTGTTTCGACAGGGGTGCCGTTCACCTCCACCTCATACGACACCCCATACCATGCGTCAGGATTACCGCAACACACCCCAGCTCGCAGCCGATACGAACCGGCCTGCACCGGCACACTCAACCACGAATCCAAACCAAACCAGTCATCATTCGCGGCGACCACACCACCGGCTTCGTCATACAACCAAAGCATTGAATCAATGCCGTTGTTGATCGCGTACGCCCGAACCTCCAACACAGTCGGCTCATCAAACGTAAACCAATAGTCAGTCGGGCCAACCACCGGCAGGCGACCTGACGCAGACGCGTTACCAGCAGCAAGCAAAAAAATGCCGAGAAACGGCACGATGCGCCACAGGCGCGTCACTTAGAAGCGAAAGCCTTACTGATCGCATCCAAGATTTCCTTGAACGCAGCATCCACTTTCGCCGGATCGTCAGCCATAGCGGGTGCGATCTCATAGTGAACCCACCCGGCACCGGGCGAACCGATCGTCGGCTTGTCGTACACTTTCCATGCGGCACGATCACATCGCCAACCGGCACCATGCTTACCGGGCTTGACACGGTTGCCGTAATCATGGATTTCTTCGATCATCAGCTTTTCGTTGTTGGCTTCTAGGAAGTTGATTGCGTCAACGATTTGCTTGTCGTTGCCACCTAGATCGCAGGCCCGCCATGTTGCGTGAACGGACAGCCCGCTACCGCCTCGTACGGGACGGTTGGCGTAGATGCCGAGGTTCTTCATGCCGAACAGGAACACCATGTATTCCTGAAACTTCTTTGTGCCGGGTCGAGCGGAGGGTGTCGGGTCGCTGTTACCTGTATACGGGCGGCTCATGCTGGGTTCTCTTTCTGATGATCTGGATAATGAATGTTGCCTTCTTCCAAAGAAGCCACAATTGCTGATGCCCACAGGTGAGCGTTTTCGCTGGTGTCCCATGGGCCGGGGCGATCGACCTCAATGCCGTTGATGGTGACGATCACATGGTTGTCGGGGGTGACGGTTGCGAGGTAGGTGTTCATCGGATGCTCGGTGTTCCGGACGAATGACATACGCCCAACTGACCCTGTGGGCTTCTAGCGGACCATGTAATGCCGTCTGTAGATGTTTGGCCGGGTAGCACCATTCGGCCAGCGTCGTCTGACGCTGTGTAAGAGAACATCACCCCGCTGGTTGCCGCGGCTGCCCGGTTTGTCCATGTGGTGCCGTTAGCCGAGGATTGGACATCGAAAGATAGTGTGCCGTCGTAGCAGGCCGCCGCCGCCACCGTGCTGTTACAGGTGACTCGGAATCCTCCGGCCGCTGAGATGTTGATAGCGGATGTTCGAGCAGTCCATGTAAGTCCGTCGGTACTTGAGGCGAGAGCGTTAGTGGTTCCGGCGTCTGATCCGGCGATCCAGATGGATTGACCTTTGAAGTAGATCATTCCGCCAACGTTCGTCAGCGTTGAGGTGCGTGATGTCCAAGTGCCGGTTGGGTCGGTCGCTGTATACATGGTTCCAGTGGCAGTTGCGATAATCCACAGTCCGTTACCCCATGAAACTCGGGTGACGTTGCCGGTAATGCCAGTCGTCTTTTGGGTCCATGTTGTGCCGTCGGTCGAGTATGCGACCTTGGCATTGTCGCCGACAGCGACCCAATAACCGTTGCCGTAGGCAACCTCGGAGATGGTGTCTCCAGCATTGAAACTGCTCGTGCGTTGCGTCCAAGTGATGCCATCGGGTGACGAGGCCAACTTGCCTGATGCTCCGACGGCGACATAAAGACTTGTTCCGTTTGAAGCAACGCTGACGATATTCGTCGAACCGAAAGACGAGGTTCTACTAGTCCAACTACCGTCAGCAAACGTCGTTGATGTTGAGGTATACAGTTCGCCGTTACTACCGGCGCTGACCCACTGATAGGGCAGAGCTTTTTTCCTTCCAGTCAAAGTGCTGAGAGCAGAAGCATTAGCACGCGTAGCAATAAGCGGCATCAGTTATCTCACTTGAACTGAGTCTGCGAAGCAAACACCGTGAATGTGGCCGACGCAGTTTTGACAATCGTAAACGTATACAAATCAATCGACGAAGCATTGCCCGCAGTCGGCGCAGAACCGCCCGACCATTTCGGAGTAACCGACGAACCATCAACCTGAAACGCCGATGCGTAATACGCCGTCGTACCCTGAGTCACCGCAAACGCAACCGTAATCGAATCATTCGTCGCCAACGTATCATTCAACGTCGTACCGCTGTTGCCACGGAAGTTGAACGTCCAGTTCGCTGACGCGTTACTGGTGTAATACCACGCTGACGCGGTAAGAACATCCATGTTCACGGTGCCGGTCGCAGCGGTGGCCGACACATTCCATGTTTCCTCAGTCTCCACCAACACCGCACCCGAAATGCTAGGAGAAGTCAACGTCTTATTCGTCAACGTGTCCGTCGTCGCCCGACCAACAAGAGTGTCCGTTGAAGTCGGCAACGTCAATGTTCCTGTGTTGCTGATCGTCGAAATCACCGGGCTGGTCAACGTCTTATTGGTGAGGGTGTCGGTGGTGGCGCGGCCAACCAGCGTGTCAGTAGAAGTCGGCAGGGTAAGAGTGCCGGTATTGCTGATAGACGAAATGATCGGGCTGGTCAAATTCAAACCAGCAAGAGTGGCCGACCATTTGATGCCGTTCGTCTGAGCAGAATCAGCAACCAGAACCGCATTGTTAGAACCGACCCCGGTACGGGCATAATCCGTACCCGTATGCGTCAGAAGATCGCCCTTCGTGGTCAAGGTCGAAGCAACAGCGTTCGCCTCATCCGCATCAACCGCCGTAAACACCGGATAAATAGTCGCCCCAGAAGCATGAGCCGCAGCCGTCGTACCATCCACCCCACGCGTCACAACATCCAACGTCGTCGAAGTAGACGTAGACCGAGTAACCAGAATCTTCTCCTCCGAAGCTGTCCCCGGAGAAACCACCACATAAAACGGCTTAGCCGCATCATACGGCCAACCCGTATACGCCGCGATAGTCGTACTCGTACCATTAGAAGCCAAAGCCCCCGTGATAGTGGTAGCCGCAGCACCACCGGCATATGTCCTGCGTGTGTAAGCCATCGCTATCCTTTATTCAATCGATCTTGCCGTAACAATTGCCGTACCCTGCCACTCCCAACCGCTGTTGAGAGCTTCCATCGGTACCCATTCTACATTCTCCACGATCACTTCAAAGGAGTCGTGACCTTCCTGATAGGAGACCACCTCCGAATCCTGTACGAGTGACTCCAAGAAGGTGCGTTCGTCAATCACATCTTGGTAGTACTCGCGTCCTCGGACGTTCAGTTTGTTGTGCAGGATGATCGGGATGGAAAACACGCGAGCGCGGGTGGGGGCGGCGTATGCGCGTGCCTGCCAACGGGTGACGGTCGGGCCGGTCGTTGTCGCTGACGCTGATCGAGCCAACACAAGTTTGACTGCCACATCGGAGAACCCGACCTGCTCACACGGAACAGTCTTGTCGGTGGTACCCGCGACTTGCATGGCAGTCTGGGCGGTGTACCCCGACGAATCATGGTTCAAATAGGGGGTGACCGTACCGGCCAACGGGAGGGTGCGGAGATCAAAACGGGGGAGGAACTTGCGGTCGGGGACACCCCAACGATATGTGCCAGCCTCGATATAGCCCTCAGCACACAAGTCAGAAGATTCCGCATACAACCCTTGACCGGAAACCGAGAACACTCGGCCTCCCTGCCAGTTGGCGACACCCAACACGTCACCCTGAGTGGAAGCCATCAGATCGGAGGCATAGGCGGGTTCGTTTACGCCATTCAACTCGGAGATGTCCATACGACCCAAACCGGTAGAGGTGCCATCAAAATTTGACCAGCCGTACCAGATGTACCTGCCGTCACCAGAGGCGGCATACACCGAGGTGGTGGTTTCCAAAATTGGGCCGACCAACAGGTTGCCATCAGTATCTGAGGTGCAGAACCGGATGCCCTTACTGGTGCCGATAACGATGTACGACAGGTAGCCGTACAGGGCGTGGATTATTTCACCCTGTGGTAGTTCGGCGGCCTGCACAGGAACATCAAGAGAGGTTCCGTCAGCCTTGATTTGGGTGCGGTAGATCAGCGAGATGCCACCCGCGTAGCCGCCAACATAGATGTGCTGTTGACCGCCCGCCGCCCCAACCCAGTTGAACTTGGTGTTCGGATGCGTGTACAGGACAGCCGGGTTATTACCAGACTGCGTAATGTTCCACAGTTTGTAACTATCGGTGCTTGTGTAACCGAAAGCCATCAAACGGCCTTTGACGTACTGCAACTGGTTCCATTCGTGGCCGGTCGCATACGACGCGGCAGCCGACGTACTCGTATCAGTCTTGTAAATACCGTTCCCTGAGAACGAAATCCACACATTGAACCCGTCAGTTGTCAACCCGTTGATTGTCGCAGCCGGAGTACCCGTCACCGTCGTGTAACTCGACAAGTCTGTGGTGTACTTCAACGTCTGACCATCCGACAAATACAAGCGACCGTCGGCAACACAAATACGAACATTCGCGTTAGACGAGTTGTACACCTTGCTGGTCGTTGGAAGAAGTTTCAGTTCGCCTTTTGTCCACGGATCAACACCCTTACTCGCCCAAAACCGGTAATCCTGTGCGTCGCCAGTATCCGCATACTGCTGACCAGAACCCTTATGCCATGAGGCCTGCGCACGTCGCCACAACCCCTGAGGGCTGATCGCCGCTTCACCCGGCAACGCCGACTGATCAACCGAATCACGCACACGCGGCTCAAACGCACGACCAAACCGACCGGACTTCACATCCACCATGTATGCGTGACCAGCCAACGCGATCGGAAACACATCAGGGACAAGCGACGTAGAACCCTTACCCGTATAATACGAAGGGCCACCCGTATAGGGTGTCGTGAAATCAATCAGGCCGGTGACAGCCATCCGCTACTTCCTGATACGAAGCGGATATTGACGTGCAAGACGAGCAGCCTCAGCAGTCACACGATCTCGACGCAACCGCAACAGGTTCGTCACCGAGTTCCCCATCGCACCAGCAGGCACCTCATCAGCACGACGAGTGTCACCTTGCGACTCAATAAAGTTACGCTTCACCTCACGACCGGCAAGCAGTCTGATCTGCGCACCCAACACCAACAAATCTTCCAGCTCGGCACCAGCACCAACCGACGTGCCAGTAGTGGCTTCGCTCGTAAACGAACCATACGGAGCCTTATACAGGACACGTACCGTGCCGGAACGCACATCATCATCGAACGCCAACACGAACCCCGACGCGAAATCGGTGGTGGGCATATTGCGCATGAACCGCACATTCCGAATGATCGGATAATCGTCACTCAAATAGCGCAGGCGTGCCTCATAGAAATCGATCACGTCGGTAACACCAGTCAGGTTCACCATACGATCCGACCCGTTATACGACAGGTCAACCGTTTTCATCTGATACAGGCCGTTCACCGGGGATGACAGGTCTGCCAGTTCCGCGTTCAACGCTGTCAACACCATGCTCCGAGGGAACTTCGGGTTGACTGTGACCACCGCGCCGGACGTGTGAGACGCTGCGCTTGTTCCTCCGTATCCACGTTCGACGGTCAAAGTTTTGCTGGTCTGCGTTGCGTCCCAAATGTAAAACAGTTCCGAATCAATTTCGCATACGGTTTGTGCGCGAAGGCTACCTAGATCATAGGCGAGGCTAATCGTTGTGTCTGACGTGTTGAGAGACGCAGCAGTTTTGTTGCGTTCTTCAACGGTGCCAGCCAACAACGGTTGGATAACCCGATCGATAAGGTTGCCTGCGGTGGTCACTTAGCGGGCTTCTTCGGCTTCTTGCTAGGGGAACCGGGGGTGGTGATAACACCGGGGGGTGTCGGCTTCTTCGGGCCGATCGGCATAGGAGTCGGAGGCTTCGGCTTACCTTGCTTCTTCATCATTCCTTTTCTCCTGAACTCTTATCAGTATCCATGATCTTCGAAAGAACACCCGTACGATCCGGCGCACCGTACTCAGCCATACACGTTTCCTCAGACTCACCCTTTTCATGGGCGGGGCCTTCGGCGTGCTTCTTCATATATTTGCCACCGTACTGCATCACTTCCTCTTTCTCTTAGCGCGTTGCTGTTCAGACAAAGCGATAGCGACAGCCTGCTTACGAGACTTCACAACCGGCCCACCCTTACCAGAATGCAAAGTGCCAGCCTTGAACTCGCTCATCACCTTCTCAACCTTATTTTTCTTTTTCACTTGTTCCTCCCAGCCCAAGCGTTATCAATCAGATTTGGATACGGACGACCAGCCCGCTTCGCACGAGCTTGAGCAGCTTTCTTCTGAGCCGGACTCAAAGGCGACGACTTCTTATTCGGATTCGGCTGATCCCAAAACGCTTTCTTCACCATGCTCGACAACTCCAATACCGAGCCGAAGTTTTAGGGCCGGGATTATCGCAGTTATGACGCGCCCGAAAATTAGCGCGGCGACCCGGCTGATCCTTCTTGATTGTCATATTCGGATCACCAAACATGACCCGTTTCACCTGCTCACCAGCCGACACATACACGACAGACTTCTTGCGGCCATACCCCGGTTCGCCCTTACGGATAGGGCGAGGCGAATTCAACGCCACATTTTTCCCTTGATAGACAGCCATACGGGAAAGTATACCCCACAAGCAGGTCAAAGTTCGGTGACCAACCCGCACTCAAACAGATGCATCAACGTCGAAATCGGTACGTAAACCTCTTGATCTTTGACGAGTCGCAGATGGTATTGGCCAACATCGCAGACCGCACTCCTGAGTGCGCGAACCCGTACCTTCCTGCCGCCAGCGTCCAGCCAATCTCCTTGTGGGACGATCCCTCCGGGCGGGAACACTTCTAACAGTTGGCGGGCAGACCTATCCCACGTCCAATCAAGGGTGGCTTCGAACCGCATCTGTCGTTCCCATAGTGGGGGGCGACCTTTTCCGTATGCGTCACGCATCGCGTCCACGAGCTGATCATGTTTCGGAACGCACCAGTCACCTATCTCCTGAAAGTATTGGAGGGACGCTTTGCCCCAATCCCAATCCAACTGGTAGTCGAACAGGTTGGAGAACATGAGGTGGCCGGTGTGGGCGGGGGCGATCACCCGGTTACCGAGCGCGACGTTTTGGAGGGGGATCATGCCGAACCCCTCACCGCGGGTGGCGGAAACGAAACAGTCAGCAGACGCATAGAACCGGCGTTCATCTTCCACCGTCATCGTCTGTTTGATCACATGAATATTTGGGCCGAACTCATATGACTTCGGGTCGTCCAACAGGTCGGGGGTGCATTTGATGTAGAGGTCAGCGTCCGGCAGGTTCAGGTCACGGAACGCTTGAATGATCTGTCCGATACCTTTCCGTTTCCACCCTGACCCGCCCGTAACAAACCGGAACCGATCGTTGTCTGGCATCTCGATAGGTGACCAGTCGTCATGGTTGATGCCCAACGGAACAACCGAAATGTTCTCGTGATATGGGGCGAACAGTTCGGCGTTATGGTCACACGGAACAATCACCTTGTCGAACATACGAATCGTGCGGGTGTATCGTTCCGGCACTTTCGTTGTTTCCCACATGGTGAGACAAGCGGTGCGTTGACCGTCATACCAGCCTTTCACCATGTCCGGAGGAACCGCATACACGGCAGAACCAGCCCGTTCATGCCACACCACATACTTCGATAACGCTTCCCGAAGGCACAAGATCATACGTCCGTAGCCGACGTGAGGTATCTCAACCCCAAACAGATGATAGTTGTTCACACGTGGCCGGACTCAACTTGGAATTCGGTTTTGGCGCGAGCCTCCACTTTGGCGGCACCATCAATCTTCTTCGGTTGCAACCCGTCGTTCCGCAGGCGTTTGTATGCGGCCATGTCTTTATCCCAACGGCGTTCCGTTTCGTTGATCTGATGCGACCTGTTCTTACGGTTCGGCATCGCATCCGACGACACCGCAACGTGAGCGATCTTGCAACCGAAACAACCATCAACATCAAGGTTTGGGTGGGTTTCCCTATGTTTCACGTGATGTAACTCCCATATCCGGCTGCGGTCAGATCAGCGGCTTCGTCGCTCGTGATGTCGTACACGTGACCGCCATAGTAGGTGGTGGCAACCAACGTCATATCGGCTGGCTCGTTCTCAGTATACGTGCCGTCCAACAAGCGGAACACGTTACGCCCGCGAGGTAGCGATCCGTAGTGGCGTAACAGATTGTATGAGCGTCGAACTTGTGGGGTGCGCGGAATATCAACATCAAAATCGGAAAGCGCATGAAAGTTGTCGGTGGGTGGTTGAAAGGTGGGCATCATGTCACCGTATATCCTGCTGCCACAAGGTCAGCTTTTTCTTCTGCGGAAACGAAATGTTGATGCCCGCCATAATAAACCTTGTTGACGAGCGCAGGGTCAAGCGGGTCGGTGTTGGTGTAGGTGCCGTCGTTCAACCGGAAGATATTGCGGGCGCGACTGCCACGTTCCAGTTTGCCGAGGAACCATGCTGACGGGGCAGGGTCAGCGTATTCGGCCCACGGGAACTGGTCGTCGGCGGGCGGTCGGAACACAAACGACTTGACCCATGTCGCATTGCTTTGCGTACCTTGCCCGGTGCCGGTGGCGGTGGCAGTAAACCGGCGTGACCCGACAGCCGACGATGTTCCTTCACCTGTGCCGGTGGCGGTAACCAGAACAATCCGCAACCCAGTCGCCACACTCGTACCGGCCCCGCTACCAGAAGCGTCTCTAAACCGCTTAGAAAGCCCTGTGGCGGTCGCTGAGCCGGTTCCCGCACCCGAAGCCTGCCGATTGTTGGATTTGCCACCAGAAGCCGTTTGAGAGCCAGTACCGGAACCTGTGGCGGTGCGAGGCGCAATATGTTTCCCGACCGCCGACTCAGTACCAGTCCCCGATCCGGAGATCGTGCGAGGCACAACCCGCAACCCGACCGCCGACTCGGTACCGGCCCCCGACCCTGAGGCGGTGCGCTGATGCAAGATAGAACCCGGCACCACATTCGGCGTAGCGAACGACGACCCCGTACCAGAGCCGGTAGCAGATCGGACAACAACCCGCACCCCAACAGCAGACTCCGTACCAGCACCCGACCCGGTAGCAGACCGAGCCAACACCTTGATACCAACAGCCGACTCGCTACCCGCACCCGACCCAGAAGCCGAAACAGGAACAGTATTGAACCCAACATAAAACCGTGGGCCGCCCGCAAACGCGAACGTAAAATCGGTGAGCTGATCTAAACGGGAGTCAGGCACCCCGCCCCCTTATCAGTCGAGCGACAACGTAAGGGAAGTGATCTGAAACGTATCGCCAGCAGTCACAGCAGCCGACGACGACAACGCACCAGTCCAAATACAATTACCAGCAGTCGAGTTATCCCACATCGACCAATGCGAATACGTTTCCGTCGTAGAAACATTCGTCCACTCAACCGTAGCCGACGCAGAAATACTGCCCGACGAAGCCGCCGAAAACGTCACAGCCTTACGAGTCGTTTCCGCAGCCGCGTTAGACGTACCCGCTTCCCCCGCATCCCCCAAATGCAACTTCAAATATACGCCAGAAGGAGCAGTCCACGACGCAGTACCCGTCGCATGATCCAGAATCTTCAACTCCGCGTAATTCGAAATACTCATGTCAATCCTCTAACGACGAAGGGTCGGGGCAAGGCACATTGTACCCTACCCCGACCCCTCAATTCGGAGTCACTCAGGCGAGCGACGAAGCCGACTCAACACGACGCAGCGAAGCCTCACGGAACCGCGAGTAACCGCCGAGCCAGTACCAACCAATCGGCTGCAAACGAGCCAACGTGTCAGTCACCGGGCCACGAACGATCTTCGGCACCGAGCCGTTACCATCCGTGATCGAGTGAGCCTTAGCGAGAGCCTGACGGCCCATGATGTGCGTGCAGTACACCTCGATCGTGCCGGTCGAACCGGAACCGTTCGAAGCGTTCTCAAACACCTTCGCACGCGGAGTCTCGATGAAACGGACACCTTCGAAGGCACCGATCTCACCGTTGTAAATCTCCATCGTGTCCTGATACACGTGCGGGTCACGCCACGACGCGGCACCGGTCTCACGACG